GCATCTCTAATTGTGAGCCTACATCAGTAGACATTGGAATAGCCTGCGGTCTTTGTGTAGTAGCGCCTGCAATAGCCTGTTCATAGCGTTTACGAGCATCTTGCTTTTGTTTGTTTTCTTCTAACTGCTGTGCGGTTAGTAATTGCTTTAGGGTAGTGTCAAAAGATGACTGATAACCACCAAAGCCTGCTCCCAATGCACCTGCCAAAGCCTGTTGTGTGCTGACTGGTCTAGCTTGTTGGCCTGATGCGCCTAGCAAAGCAATCAAAGCACCTATACCACCTTGAGCCAGCGCATTGCTACGCATTTGCTCAGTTTGTTGTGGACTAAGCGCATTAGAGTAATCGGGCGGTGCGCCAAATAAAGTGGAGATAAAGTCTTGAGCCATTGTCTTATCCTAGTAAAGAATTTGGATTTCGTGTTGTCATTCTTGGTGCTAATAAATTGTATAAACCAGAATAATCTACGCCACCGTAAGGATTAGTTCTAGATTGCTGAATTTGTTGTTGCTGTGGTTGTGCTTGTGGTTGCTGTCCACCTAGCAAACCTTTTGCCAATTGTGCGCTCTGCAATGCTTGTTTTGTAGTTAATCCTTTTGATGGCAATGTAGCCGCCTTAGATTGGATGCCTGTTCCTGCAAGTTCAGCAGGTGTATAAGAATACGATAGCGCTTGTGTAATTGCTTCTGGGCTAAGACCTTGTGCGGCTAAATTAGCCATATCCTGCGCCAAAAATGAGTCTAATCCAGTTACCGTTAGGTTTTGTGCAATCTGACTAGAGCTTAATCCTTGTTGCGCCAAATTAAAGGCATCAAAAGCCTCTGTGTAAGGCAACGCCTGACCAATTGCTTCCGCAGCAGCCGCCTCGGATAGTAATGCAGCTCCAAGTGTTTCAGCAGCAGCACCTTCTCCAGCCAATGTTGCTAAACCTGTTTCCGTTGCTCCAGAAAATGCGGCTTCCGCAGCAAGTTCTGGCAAAAGATATGGCGCTGCAACTGCGGCAGCAGCCAACCCTGCTGTTGTCCAACCACCAGGAATCTCACGACCTACAAACTTATCTACATCAGCCAATCCTCTGCCAATAGAAGGGCCAGGGTCAATATCTGCCAAACCGCCTAATATTCCACCGCCACCGCCAGAAGTTCCTAGTGCGGATGAAATTGGGTCTGTAATAGCTGAAATTGGATTGCTACTCATATTTTCTGTTCCACTAATATTTGTTTATTTGTAAATCCAATGCGCTTCCAAAGTCGAGCTACCGATTCTCTTGCAGCACCTTGTATTTTAGTTACTCCCATGCTTTTCAGCACAGCTTTAAATTTATTAAATGTTTCTTGACTGCTTATAAACTTACCGCCTATTGCAGTTACAAATGCTATTCTGCTATTCGGATAATTTGAAAATGCCACTACTACTGCACCGCACAATTTATCTTCTTCTGCAACAACAAATAAAGTCCAAGTTCCGTTAATAATGTAGACCTTCATTTGGTCAAGAGTAAAATCTTCTACATCACCTAAATCCAATGCAGGCTGCAAATACTTGGCTACTTCCTCCCAATGTTGGTGTAAATAAGCAACATTAAGAGGAAAGACTGTCATCAGAGGAATCCACCTAGCAAGCCACCACCGATAGCGCCTAATGCTGGAGCGCCATATCCACCAGCAAAATTAAGCGCTGGGAAGGCTTGACCTAAAGCATAGCCGCCTAAGCCGCCAGCTAATCCTCCAGCAAGTGCGCCCGTAGTTCTGTTTGTGCTTGGCTGCACAACAGGAGAAGGCACTCCAAACGATCCGAGTGGCGAACCATATACAGACGATAAGAACCCTGACAATTGCTGGTAAGGTAATTGCTGTTCGTAGCTAAATCTATTCATTGCCTCTTGTAATGGCTGTCCGGCAATAGCCTCTCGTTGTGCGCCTACTTGCGCCAATTGCTGAGAAGGTATAAATTGCTGACCATAAAGCGATGGTGCTTGTTGTGCTAAGTTTGCCAATTGCAATGCTGCCTGCTGTTGCAATCCACGCTCCTGCTGATATTGTGAGCCTGCAATATTGGCTGTAATATCGCCTATTGATCTGCCAAAACCTTCTGATGCAGAGCTTAATGCCCTTTCCATTGAGCCAGAGCCTAATCGACCTGATTTGGAGTAAAGGCTAGAGATACCTGGCAATACTTGCTGACTAAAAGCCTGCTCTAATGGGCGTGTAGCCGCCTGCATCATTTGTTGTTGATATGGGTTAGCGTTTAAATACTGTCCTGCTGCCGTATTGCTGATGCCGCCTAATGACTGCAAAAATGCCCCTTGTGCTGCTCCTAAAACTGGAGATTGCTGTCTTGCAATATTTTCTTGAGCTTGCAATGCGGTTAGGGTTTGCTCTGATGGGCTTACATAAGTTTGGCCTTGATACATCTGCGGTTGCTGACGCAAAAACAACTCTTGTGCCTGCCGTAAACCTTCATTTAAGAATGGTTGTACTGAAGATATATTGCTGCCTGCGCCTGGTGTAATTGGTTCGCTAGACAAAAGGCGTGGCGCTGAAGGCTGAGTTATATTTGCAACATTGCCTGCAAAGTTTTGTGCGCCAAAAGAAGGGGCATTAGGGTTGGTAGGCAAACCGCTAAGACCAGCCCCTAAGTTTGACATACCTGTTCCAGTCTGTGCCAAACCATTAAACATATTTGGGTTCTGTTCATAAGCGCTTATTACGCTGTTTCCTGTGCCTGCCATAATATTTTCCTTTATCCTACGATTACATATTTATAAGTTTTGCTTGCCGTACTGTTGGCAAAATGCGTGATTACTGCACTTCCATTAGTTTGAGAACTAACATAGATGTTTGAGTACGATTGTGGCGCAATATGATTCACAGTAACAATAACCGCAGCGGTTGCTGGGGCAGGTGCTATTGGCTCATAACTATCTATGGTAAGTTTCTGGTCGGTAGGAGACCACCAAAACTCAACATAGTCATTAGCCACTAAATTCACAAAGTAATTCCAAGCAATAATCGTATGACCATCTATGCCACCAGCACTTCCGTGAACAGATACCAAACCATTTGAACCATCAACGGATGTGCCGTTCTTTTTGATCCATGCGTAGATGTTCTTGATGCCAGAAGAATTGTTGTTGATTTGTGCAGACCAAGAAAAGTTATAAATACCAGGGTTTGCAACAGTAATCTTTGATTCTTCTACCAAAGAAATACCATTACTAAGATTGGTTGTGTTTAATTTTACTGCCGCACTTCCTCCAGATGCCAGGGCTTGTGAACCATGCACAAAATCACCAGAGTTGTGTGATGCGTTTGATGTTCCAAAATCGCCACGGGTGCATCCAGTAAATGATGTAGATGTTTTTCCGGTGTAACTAATAATTTCATTGTTAATTCTTATTACCCCAGCAGACCTAAATCCACTGGTGCTGACTACTGGGACTGTTGTTACAGAAGAATTGATGTTGCCGCTTAGTGTTGTGTACGATAAATCCTGAAATTCTCCGTATGGTGCTGTGTCCTGCTCGGCAGCATCAGATGACGGGATTAGTAGGATCGTGCTATCTATGCCAATACGAGCATCTGTAATCGTAGTGGTTGTTGCGTTACCTGTTGCTAATGTAACTGTGCCGGTATTATTGGTTTTGCCATCCATAATGCCATTAACGATTTCAGCGACTGCTCGCTGATCTCCACCAAACGGAGGTAATCGTCTAAACATTATCTAGTCCCTAAACCATTTAAATCAATATCCATTCCGACTGCGGTTTTCCACAATCCTGTAGGTGTTAATTGTAGACGATGGTAGCGACCTACGCCACGAATACTTACACGGTTTTCTGCGTCTGCGACTGATTGCGAACCAAATACGACCTGCTCGTTTAATAATCTGCGAGATACCAAAGCCACATTACCAGACCCATTATCTACAATCGGCTTTGCCATTGTAATTGCCGAGGTTGCACCTGGCACTTCAATATCACCTGTTTCTATAAAAGCAGTATTATTTACCCCTGAGAATGTAACAATCTTAGTATCCTTGACTCCAGCAAATTGCAATTTTCCATTAAGCCAAATACGACTATCTAAACTACTTTCAATAGTATCTAAATTGCCAAATATGTCTAATCCTTCTAATGTAAAAGATGGGGTAGATGATGTACCTATGCGGCTTGCATTTGTTGTGCCGCTAGTCCATTTGTTAATTTCATAGTTAAAAATCAGTAATTTATTAACAGTTGCAGAACCTACAGAAGGATATGCCCATATCACTAACTTTCTAAATGGGTCTACAGCAGCCGACATTAAAGGTAATAAACCATCATTTACATCAGCAAAGAAAAAGCGGTTTACTTTCTCGTTTCCGATTGGTATTACTCTTTGACCGTCACAAGCATAAAACCCATCATCAGATAAGAAAAACGATGTTCCGCCGTACTGAATGATTGTGTTAGCCTCATAACAACCTAAATTACGGCTAATGTTGTCAAATTGGAATACTAAAGGACTGCCAACATACGACATACGATGGATTGAGCGATCCATAAACACTAGGCCAAACTCACCACCAGTCAAACCAACTACTGAGCCGCCATCAGGAATATCTTGAAAATCAGCTTGTGTAGTCGCTGAATTAGCCCAGCTAGATTCATCACCCAAAGCCGACCATTGCACTCGATTAGGGCGAACTGTAGACTCATTTACATAACCCGAAACCACAAAGTCACGCACTACTGTTATATAACGAGATTGAGGCGCATCTGCCGCTAGATCGCTAAAGTTTGTAGACGAATCTACATTAAGCCCTTGTAGCCGATTGCCGCCATTTGCAGCAACTAATACATTGCCAAACTGGGTAAAACGCCAGCGTTGATCGGTTGGTGTTACATATTGAAATGTAACCGTTCCTGTATCTGCGCCACTTACAATGTTTGTGCCTGAATTTGAGTAAGTAAAAGTAGTGGTTGTTGGTACGGTTGCTATATTAAATGTGCCGTTTACCGTTGTATTTATAACAGCAGTTACCGTAACACTATCCCCAACAGAATACCCATGATCGACAGATGTTGTAATGGTAGTAACATTTGTTGTTCTAGCTACGGTTGTAATAGAACGGCCTGCCTTAGAAACACTATCTAAAGATAAGTCTGAGCTATCTAGCTTAAATAGCTTAGTGCTACCGCCAGCAAAAACTAAAGTAGCTCCAGCGATTGTTTTAGCAGCAACTACATTATTAAGGTTTTCCGATGCAGCCGCAGAATAGTCCTCTGCTGCGTTGATAGCGCCATAACCTACAGCTTTGGCAAATACATTATCTGCCCTTTGTAGGCCGTTAGTAATGCCAGGCTGGTCTGGAGTCCATTCCCCAAAAGTAATGCGACTTATTGCCATGTCTGATTCCCAATAGATATGTCTGTCCAATTATTGCCTGTAACGCTTGTGTCTGTCCAAGTATTAGGATCAACAGCAATACCGCCCCATTCCTCGCCAATAATCTTGCCGTTTACAACTATGGTTGCATTTCCAGTAATATTTGCTGATCCGTTTGTTCTTCTTCCAGCAGATGCCGTAACAGCTCCTTCTCCTGTAATATTTACAGAAGAAACAGCAATTTTAAAGGCCGATCCAGAAAATAAACCTTGTCCTGTTATATCGCCATTAGATACTCTAATTCTTAATCCATTAGCAGTAACCGCAGCAGAACCATTAAAGGTTGCACTAATTATTACTGGAGCTTCTTCAAAATAAATTTGTAAGTTATTTCCAGAATTTACCGAGTTATTTCCTACATACCATTTTAGGTCTGGGCTACCACTAGCATCTCTTACATCTAAATAATCTACATTAATATATAACGGATCAATAACATCTTGTCTTAAAAGAGTGTATCGAGTTCCATTCGTACTAGACCTCAAAGATACAAGATTTCCTGCTGTTCCGCTTACATTAAAATTGGTTACTGTGGTTGTTGTGCTTGCTGGAAAAGTAATCTGTGATGCAGTTGCATTGGTGTTTGTAATGTTGGAAAATGTATTCGCACCAGTAATCGTCAGCGTACCTGCACCGCCTTGGTTAAGTGTGTAAGGATATACGCCACCACCACCAGCAAAAGTCTTAGCAGTTGCTAAGTCCATGCTAATAGTTCCTGTTCCGCTAAAGGTAAAGCCAGTTACAGTTGCAGTCCAGCCACCGCCATTAACTGCAATTTTTCCGTTAGTGCCTAAGTTTAGATTGCGAGTATTGGAGTTAGACGAACTAAAAATACCAGCAGTTAGTGTTCTGCTATTAACATTTAATGTTCCGTTAGTCAGAGTATAAGTTCTTGTAGAACCCATTGTTAAGTTATCTTCTAGCCGAACAGTACCGCCTACACCGTTGTGGGTAACTGGAAAATCTAATGTTTTGTTGTTAGTGGTTACTTGTTGAGTGCTTGATGTCGCTGAAAAAGTAAGTGCATTTGTTCCAGCAGTTAAAGTCATGCCACTAGAGAAAACTAAGTTTCCATAAATTATTCGAGCAGCATCACTTAAAGTACCGCTAAAACCAGTAAAGTCTAATGTCCTTACCCGTGTAATGCTTATAATATCTGTCCCTGCTGTTACACTAAAATTTAACGCTTGTGCTTCTGTTGGAGAGCCATTTGTTATGGTTCGTGTTCCTGTGCCACCAGAATATGTTAGTTCAATATTGGATGTTCCAGTATAAGAAAAATTAGTAATATTGCTAGTAGTAAATACGGTTGCGGCATTTCCTCTAACTTGAATTTTTCCTGTACCAAACGCAATACTTCTTGTGTTTGCATTATCTGAACTAAATATATTACAACTTAATATATTGTTATTAAGGTTTAATGTTCCGCTAGTCAATGTAACAGTATTAGAGAAAGTTGTATTTTCTGCTAACTGTAGAGTGCCGCCTGTGGACTCTATAATAATATTATTTGTAAATGTAACAGTATTAACATCTAAAATCTGAGTAGTGCCTTGACCAGAAAACTGCCATGACGATGTTCCAGTCATTGTGACAGCCGAAGATAGCGTTACATTTTTATAAAATCTAGGGGCAAGACCGTCTGTAGTAGTAAACGTCATAGCGTTGGTGCGAGTAGAAATATCTATTTCACCAAAAGACCAATTGTTATCTAGCACAATAGCTGCGCTGGTGTTAAGACCTGTGTTCTCAATAATTGCTTTGTCTTGGGCTAATGGAAAGTTATTAACATCAACACCGCCGCCACTAGATAAAGCCCAACCTGTAGATGACCAGCTACCGCCAGCAACCAAGTTCCAGTACACATCTTTAGCCGTAGAAAAAGTAATACCGCTATTGCCTAGTGCATTTCCAAGCCGTGTGCCAGACCATGTTCCAACAGTTCCGGCAGTAGCAATATTTCTGAAGTCCACATCAGCTAAAGTAGCAAGCGTCCCATTTAAAGTAATAGTGCGCTGTGTTCCAAAAACATCTGATATAACAAGTATTCTACGAATTGCTGTATTGGCTGCACCTAATGTTAAAGTGCCGTTTACAGTTTGATTTGCGCCTAAAATAACAACACGATTTCCAGTAGCGTTTCTGCTTGTTTGGGTTAAATTATTAAATGTATTTGCTCCAGTAATGGTTGTATTTCCAGCAGCATTACTTGTAAACGATACATTGTAGAAGGTTTGACCGCCACCAGTAATTGTTGCGGCTGTTGCAGAACAATTAATCTGTGATGTGTTAGCGTTAAATGTTAAACCTGCCGTTTGTGTAAAGTTAATAGCACTACCAGCTAAACTTAATGTTAATGTAGAAGAACCTAAGTTAATTACTTGCGTTCCTACGGAATTAACAGCAAAAGCTGCGCCAGTTACATTAAAATTGCCTGTATTAAATGTTCCATTAGTAATTGAAAGAGTTTGACCTGTGCCGTATGTTAATGCAGAACCTAATGTCCATGCTCCGCCAACACCATTACAAGTTATTGATGTAAGAGTTAAAATAACATCATTAGTTTGGATGGTTTTGCCTGTGGTAGTTGCGCTAAATGTTATTAAACAACCAGCAGTACCAGTCCAGGTAAGTCCTGTAGCTGGTAATGTCATTGAGCCACGACAGTTAATTGCTGCCGTAGCACCCAAAGAAAATGTGACTGTTCCTGTAAGTGGGCCAGTAGCAGTTAAATCTAAACAAGCAGCGTTAGTGCCTACTGTTACTGTATATCCTGTTAAATTAGATGACGAATCAAAGATTACATTGTCAGCAATAGTAGGAGCAGAAGCCCCACTAGAACCACCCGATGAAGTAGACCAGTTAGTTGTAGATGAATTGTTCCAAGTACCTGACCCGCCTACCCAATATCTATCAGCCATTATTCTTGTCCCTCAACAGATTCTTCAATAACTTCTTCTTGAGGGGTAGTAACAATAGCGTACCAATCATCAAAACGCTTTTGTTTCATTTCTTCAATCTGAGCATCTGTAAAGCCATGACCTATAGGCAATACGATAGCACTCCTAAAGAAATAACCATCTCTGCTAATTTCAAATTCTATTGTTATCATTTTAAGAGAGAGTTACAGTTAATGCGCCAGAATTAATCTTAAAAATATCATTTGTTTCAATTAACTTGCTTGCATCTAATGGCGTATGGTACAAAAGATTTCCGGTTGTAAGAGCATCTAATAAGCCAATATGGGTAATTGTTCCCCAAGTTCCGGTAGCCGTATCAAAAGTTACATCTGCATTGCTAGATGATGATCCGTTTGATGGTGCGGCAAAGGTTACAGATTTTCTAGCGTAAGAACCGCCACTCACCTCTGTGCCTGTGCCAGCATCCGTAGGATCGCTAGTAAACAAGCCTACATAAATGGTTGTTGGGGCTGTAAAAGTAGTGGCTCGTAATGTGCCATTAATTAAAGCGTTTTCTAAATAATTGCTAATTTCTGCCATGATTGTTCCTTATCTGGAGGTAATTTTCATTTGTAAGGGAATACCCGAATACTCTCCACCTTTGTCTGCATCGGAAATGTTCTTAATTGCTCTATCGTACAAAGTTGCCCATGTTTCCGACCTCTTATCATTAATTAGGTAAGGCTCTGCCTCTATCAATGCACCATATAGTAGGGCATCTGGGTAGTTTGCAAGGAATACATTAGACGGCTGAGTGCTTGATAAAACTGGCGGTCTAGCATAGTACAAAATCTCTAA